GCGGGGGCCACTTCAAGTTTGGCGGTGCTGAACGTCATCTTAATTGCACGCACGGCATCAGGGGTCTGGCCTTGGCGCTTAATGATTTCGTACTGCTCCTCATCCAGCCACGCAGCGGGACGGAACAGAAGCTTAGGCACCGCAGCCTTGGTATCAAACTTCATACGAGTAACCAGCATGTCCGGGTCCCAACCATGTGCATCCAGATACTGAGCGTAGGCACGCAGCGGGCGGGCATCGTTTTCTTCAGGGCCAAAGATGGATGTGGCGGGCAGCGTCATCTGCAGAACATCGCCTTCCATATCATTAGCCAGCACCACAGCAATACGCTGCGAGAAGCGGCAGGCACGGCTCTCACCCTGACCACTACCCTTGATGTTGTTAGGGCAGGTGGCGCAGTTGTCAGCTTGTGGTTCTTCAATAGAAACATCCGGCTTCTCACCATCAGCAGACCAGCAGCTCGGAGTCAGCGACACCCCTTCCTCATAGCTCTTGCCATAGAACGAACGGCCAATCTTTGGTGCAGCGTTGACAATCACGACATCCAGATGGCGATCTTCGATAGCCCCGACTTCTTTGCTACCAGCAAACAAACGGAATACACCGCCCTTAATAGAGATACGCTTAACGGTCGAGCCACCACCACCTGCAAGAGAAGCAGCAAGCGATGAACGTTCGGCCCGTTTAGCAAATGCGGGGACAGCTGCCCCTTCAAACTTAATGACTTGAGTCATAGTCGTTCCTTAACGTGTGGGTTTGCGTACCGAAATGTCGTACTCCGAATCGGAGTTGAGTCCCGGCGGTACGAGTCCGGGATTCTCTTCAAGAAAACTTTCCATGTTCTTCTGGGCAATGCGCTTCTCTAGCAAATCCAACGCATCATGTTCGATGATGAACTCTTTGAATGAACCCCAATCGTTGGTACTAAAGCGCGTCTTCTTAGAAAGAATAACTGTACCCGCATCAGTGCGTGCGGACGTGGTGCCCATAGAAAGCATGCGCTCTTTGATAGCAAACTTAACTTCGTCTTGCTGCGCTTTAAGCTCAGCAATCTTCTCATCATGTTCGCGTTGGATGTCCTGAATGTTTGTTCGCATCTTCAGGTAGACGCGGGCCAGTCTATCAAGGGGGATTTCAGAAATGTCGGTTGTCATTTTACTCTCCGTATTGTTATGTCAAAACTTTAACAGGTTCATTCTGGCTGTGCAAGTTCGTCCTCATATAGTTTGATGAGGCTTGTGTGTTCGTTCACTCGGTGTGCCAACTGCTTGAACATGCGCTTCTCTATCTCCGATCCCTGCAAGTGAATTACAGTTACTTTGTCTGATGTCTGACCCTGCCGGTCAGCCCGTGCGCAGCACTGGACGTATGTCTCCACGCTCATAACTGGACCCCAGAACACCACCGTATCGGCGGCGGTTAGTGTGACCCCATGCGCTGCTGCTTGAGGCTGGATAACCAGCACTCGGGGTGACGGAGTGGTCTGAAACTGGTTAAAAATTAATGTTCTCTTTGATGCTGATACATCACCGTGTATCGTGGCGCAGTCAATTCCATGCTTTCCTAGGAACTTACTTATAGTATCTATGCTATGTCGGAAGTTTGCGAACACTAAGATTTTTCTTTGCGTCTCTTCGAGTACTTCCATCAGAACATTGAGGCGAGGGGCACAATCAAACTCAACAACCTCACCGTCGTCTGTGTATGCAGCACCCGCCGAGATTTGCAGCAGCTTGTTTACGTTTACTGCGGCGTTGGCTGCAGTGATTACTTCCCCTGCTGCTTGAACCGTCATCCGTTCCTTCAACATCTTGTAGTACTTTGTCTGTTGTGTGGTCAGAGGTATCTCTCTGGTCTCTGTCATCACTGGGGGCAGGTCAAGACATTGCTGCTTGGTGTACCGGATGGCTGGTTGCAGCGCTTCAAATACTCTGTCAGGTGCATCCGCTTTGGGAATCCATTTGAAGTGCGTCAACTTCCGCATGACCAAGTCTCGCCATGCTGTTTGAAATTTAGGTACACCGGATGGGTTGACCAGCTTAGCCAAACCATACGCATCAGTCGGGGACTGACTGGCGGGGGTACCCGTCATCATCCACAAGAAAGTCTTGGGAGAAATAAGTTTGGCTAGGGACTTCCATCGCTTAGTCGATGGGTTCTTGTAGGCGTTGGCTTCATCCACAATGATGAGATCAAAGCGACCATCAGCTTTAACTTCATCCGCAATCAGGTTGAGTCCATCGTAGTTGACAATGACAAACTCGTAGTCCTGCTGGACCATCTCTATCCGGCGGGTAGCCTGCGCATGGTGCGCGACCACGGCAGTTCTGTGAATGATACTTCGGTGTAAGTCATTCATCCATGCGCTGTGCATAATTGACAGCGGGCACAGAATTAAACAGCGCTTAACTTCCCCCCGCTTCATCAAGTAATCAGCTGCCCATAGCGCGGCAAGTGTCTTGCCAGTACCGGGATCATTAAAACAAAAAGCTCTACGGTGCAGAGTAAGAAACGATGCCGTATCTATTTGGTGCTGAAACGGTTTGTACTTTCCCGGCCAACCATAGTGGCGGGTGATGGGGGATGGTACGTTCTTAACGCCTAGGTTCTTGAGTACCCGCGCTTCATCAAGCCCCCAGTAGACGGCAACTTCATACGCCCCATCGTTCTCACTGATTACTTTACTCTTGGGAATTACGGCGTACTTCTCTGGCTTACGCGTGCGCAGTACTAACGCCCTGTCTTCAACTATTTGCATGCTCGTACCTCCGCACTCGGTACGCCTTTTGGTACACGGTGCTTGGGTTATGGGACCTAATAGTATTGGGCGGCAGATAGTCTACGGATTCAACGAACCCTTTGAACTGCAGCTTCATACAAACTATTGTGTTGAAGTAGTCTGTGTGTACATCTGCATCAAGAACCCACTCGTTACCGTGCCTATTAATAAAGTAATCAATAAGTGTAGCTACCGGAATGGATTCAACGAGGTCCCAAGCTTCGCTGTTTGTTAATCCATTGGAGTCTACATCAGTGCCGGGGGTGGTGCTCACAGTCTGTGCAGGGACACCAGTTACATAGGGGAGACTGGCTGGGGTTCCATATTCCGGCAGCGTGTGCGTTTTCAATTCGACTAACTCGCTCTCTGTATTCCCACCATGCTTGGTCTTGTTCGTCATAGGTCATCTTCGCCTTTACCATATTGTTCTTAACAACAAACAACAGAGCAGAGTTCACCTGCCGGATATGGGGGAAGTGTGCAAATGTCATTAACGACATAAGCGTTAGCTGGTCTCGATCAGGGTACTTATCATTGCCTGTCTTGTAGTCAACAACCCACGCAGTCAAGTTGTCATCATCAACAATCAACAAGTCAGCAACCCCTCGAACCCATACATCCTTGCTGAACCAGTCACAAGGTTTAAGATCAACCGTCAATGCCATCTGATACTCAGCCAGCTTACGTCCCGGTTTGCGCATCAGTGCTTGAAGGGTGGGCGCCATGAACTTGAACTGTTCTGGCACCGGCTTACTATCTTTAACGTAAACCTCTGCCGCCTTGTGAAGTTCCTTCCCATATCTAATCTGTTCTGTTTCTTGAAACGGATACTTCTTAAGAACTTTGACGTTGTAGTAACGTCGGGCACATCCTTCGTAGTCTTTCAGTGAACTGTGCGACCACGTTATTGGTTTGGCATCCACGGGATATCCTCATCAAAATCAAAGATGTCCGTATCCTCTTTTGCATACCGCATGTCTTCAAGCTGTCGCCGAGCATGGGTTTTCTTTTGTTTAATTTTTGCTGATACTTCTGCGGTAACAAATGCGGGTTCAGTTTTTACTGGCTTTGGTTTGCGTTCTGTTTGTGGCATCACGGTCTCCAAAGTATTGAACCTGTTACCGCACTCCATACAAATGCGTCTACGGCGTAACGCTTTATCAATCAAACGCGAATCAACTACCCGCGTATCGCCGCCACAACTACATCTCATACACGCACTCCGCACTGCGTAAGGACAGAGGCAAGCTCTTCTGCCAGCGGACCTACAAGTTTCTCGTCCGCATACTGCGGGTGCTTAAGTTCCTTGAGGACAGCATGCACAATCTCATGCAGCATAGTCCGTGAACGTTCGTCTTTACTGTACTTAAATCCTGCGCTGCTTTTCTTAGCGATGGTGATGGTCCTCGTTGTGAAGTTAACTTCACCCCGCTTGCACTCCAAAGACTCAACAACCTTCGTTGAGTACGTGACTTTCTTAATCTTAATTTTTATAGGAATGTTCACTTCGCATCTCCATATCGTTTTGCTGCACCAGTCTCGGCGTTCAACGGTATCCCCTGCATGTACGCAGGTTCGATCGTCATCTGCCTCAACACCCAAGGCTCTGCTTCCTTTACTTCCTCATCGGGAACCAGCGCCACCACTTCGTCATGCACAGTCAATACGCACGGATACTTAGTTTGTATCCGCAACATGCCGTCTGTCATGACGCAACGAGCTACTGACTGAACGATGTTTTCAGTCAGCTTCCCGCCATACAACTTAATCTTGTTCTGCCCATACACCCACTGGGAATTACCCTCTGGCGTAGTGACGTTAGTCAAAGCAGGATATCTCAAACTCAACCCACTTGGCAACACAATCTCACCCTTCTTAAACGTGAGGCACTTGTGTGTACGTTCTTTACCATCGTGCAGGCTGCGCTTGATTAGCTCATTGCACATCTCCCAAAAAGAAACAACCTGACTAGACGCGGCTCGGTACTTGTCGATAATCTTTTTGGAACAAAGGGCGTGGACCAATAACTCTTTCTTACTACACGTATGCGGGATGTCTTCTAGCTTGGCGAGGTTCACGTCCCACTCAGTGAACGCAGTAAAATCTTCTGCAGTTACGCCAACTTGCTTAGCAAAGTTAAGGTCGTACCGTATGGGCGGCGCGCCAAGAAACCCCGTCAACAACTGCCCCGCAAACGACGCCCACCCTAGCCCATACCCTGCGCCCAGCAACGCTGACTTCGCAGACTGCCTGAGTTCGGGGTGAGATTCTTTCGACAGATTAGGAATGCCAAACATCTGCGCACCGAACGCTGCGTAAGGATCATCACCTGACCTAAAGATATCTAGCATCTGTACATCATCCGCTAGGTACGACAGCACACGGGGTTCGATCTGGGCCAAGTCACAAACAACTAGTGTGTATCCTTCGGGGGACATGATGGCTCGGCGTAAGGCGCTGCCTCGCTTGAGGTTCTGGAGGTTGATGCCGCTGCCTCTTGATGCTGACCATCGTCCGGTGTGTGCTCCGTAATAGTTGAGTGGCACGGGCAACGAGCCTCGATGGGATATGTCGATAAATCTTTGCGCACGTGTCCGCTCCAACGTACTCTTAACCATCAGCCGCGCTTCACATAGCGCAGCAATATCTTCGTTATCTGAATTGAGCAGGGCTTGGAAACCCGCATCGTTCTTGGCTAGCGCCAAGGTCTTGCCTTCTGGGTTCGGGGTTTTAACCGTGGGCTTCTTGTTCTTCAGCGGTGGTTCAACACCCATGCCCCGCAGTATCTCTGCGAACTTCGGGTTACTCGCCAAGTCTTTCTCGCCGATACTTAGTTTCTGTAGCAGACTTGTGCGCCGTGTTTCTTCTTCACGTATGGCATCAGCCAGCAGCACCGGGTCCAGCTCAAGCACCGGCAGCGTGTACATCTTAAGCGTGAGGTCTATCAACCTGAGTTCTTTCTTGGGGAACCCCGGCTCCATGCGCTTAAAGATTTCCTCACACAAGAAGGTATCATGCGCACAGTACGCGGCCAATTCCCGCGCCACTTCTTCGGGTAGATCAACTAACCCATCGGCGTTCATCAGCGCCTTGCCTTTATCAGGTAGCTCGAATCTCTGCGCCAGTGCAGCCAAGGAGTTGCCCTGCTCCATACCAAACAAAGCGCGGGCCATGCTGAGGGAATCAAAAATAAAACAGGGGGCGTGGCCGTAGTGCCACGACAGAATAGCTGCATCGAACTGAGCATTGTGCGCTAGCACAGCGGTGGCTTCCCAGTCTACGGAATTAAAGAAGGCAATTGCTTCCTCATGGGGATACCACACCGCAGCTTCTGCGCTGCCATAGTCTTTAACGCAGACGCCGTGCACCTTGAACCTGTCGGCCCTGATGTACTGCTCAGTAGTTAAGTTCTTTAAAGTAAATGTTTTGCTGTGAAAGTATGTTTCAAAATCAAGTACCAGTATCCTCTGGTAAGGGCGTGCCATCAAAGCTCTCCAGTATTTTTGTTACATCCTCGATGTTGTCTTCATTCACAACAATCGACACCCCGCCTGCTTGACGGATGGCTTCTATTTCTCTTAGCTGTAGTTCGGTTGGCTTGTTGTTGCCAGCCTTACATTCAATAGCAATGAACTGCCCACGATAGCACACCACTATATCAGGGATGCCCGCCCTACCATACCCATTCATCACGGGGAAAAAGTAATAGGCGCCTTTAGCTTTTACTAGGGTGACAACTTTCTTTTTTACTTTTGCTTCGGGGGTAAAGCTCATGATGCTATGATTTCTCCATGCGTGTAGGTATGCAGTAGTAGTTACCGGGGTTAATAATTTCCTGCATCTTGCGTTCGTCTTGGCACTCTTCCAAAGTTTCAAATACATCTACGTACATCCAGTGCCCACTGCTAAACAACAATAGATTAAACCAGATGTACATGATGGCTCCTACTTTTTAACTAGAACTTCTAGTGCTTGGATGGTGGCCTCTAGCTTTGCAATATACCGATCTTTTTCTTGCAGCTCGCTTTCATACTTCTCAAAGATACGGCTGCGCTGCTCGTGTTCGCGGTTCATCAACCGAATAAGTTCTTGGCTGATATCAAATTGGCGCTGCATAAAGTCAGACATTACGCGTCCTCCGGTTGTCCCATCTCTAGAATTTGTGACTTAGCAAGTTCAAGTGCCCAAAGAATTTCCGGACCCTTGGTAATGGTCGAGTGCAAAGACATCTCACCACCCTCATCAAAACAAATAATCACTACGTCGTCTGCTGTCTGTGCTTCAGCAAGGGCGTGCTCAACTCTGTTCATTTACATTTTTCTCCACGCACTGTTCCATGCGCCAAATCATTTCTTCTTTCATCCAGTCACATGCTGCTTCCCAAATTGCACTGGGTGTGGTCCGGCCTTCGGGCGTTGCATGTAACAACCACCACTCATCAAATGCCTTCCGGCGTTTCTCGTTCATGGCTATTCTCCATTTGATTGACTACGTCAAGAAGCATCGCGTTGAACCCACGCTCCAGCAAATACTGCCGACCATCATCATCTAGTTCAAGGCTCACAACTAAGCCCTTCGGGGTTTCCAAACAATACCCCAATTCAATTTTCATCTTCTTCTCCGTCATCATATTTATCTTCAACACTGTTCTTTAAATCCTTCGCCGCTTCTTCACCAGCAAAGTAATCGAACACAACCCACAATGCTTCTTTAAGTTTCTCATTGTACTCACGGTCTTCTGTGTGCCAAAAGAAATCAGTGTAGGTATACACGATGTGGTCTTCCAATACCTGAACTAGAATGGCATCGACCTGCGCGTCTTCCATTTCAAAAGATACTTTCATCTTCACGCCCCCTTCAAAGATTCATAAGCCATCTCGTCCGCTTTAATCTCCATGCCCTTTGCAACACCTTCCATATACGCTACACCCACCCGACCCCACAACTCTTCAATAATGTCGGCAGCGTGGGCGGTAAGGTCATCAGTGATAATCGTATATGTGTTCTCCTTGTTCTCAACTTTACTCAAGGTTTGTTGATTCCTTAGCGTCGCACACAAGTCTTTAAGATACGCGCCCTCTTCCTCGGCGGAAACTTCTGTACCTACTTCCCAATCGTTCAAGCTCATCGCATCATCCTCGATTTTTCGTTCATCCAATAGCGAGGCCAAAGCATTACTTCTCTTTTAACCCCACCCAAAATTTGCAATTCAATTTCTTTTTTCTCTACCCCACCCGGCGCAACGAACACGCCTTTGACTACGTAGTGCGGTAAGAAAGGCATGCCCCTGAGTTCATACATGTACGTCTTATCTACAGCGGCAATAGCATTTAATGCAAGAGGTTTCTTGGTTCTTACTTCTCCCATTTAATAACTCTCCTGTTAGATGATGAAAGGCATTCACCTGTTGGGTAGTACAGCGTGCCAGTTACTACATCTGCATGCACTTCTTCCGATCCTGTCATGGTTCTAATCAGAACCGGTGTGACTTTGATTACCGTTTGTTCTTTACTTAAACCTTCACTGTACTTAGTTTCCACTAGCGCTCTGCGGGTATATACAACTAGCTTGCCTCTGCTATACCCGCCCTCATAAAAAGCATGCACATCTGCATCACGCAAACATCTGCCATCGTCCGCTAGTTGCTTGAAGAATAGAAGTTCTTTAGGTTTCTTTTTTGTTACGCTTTGCTTAGGCTGCACTCTTATCCTCCATATCATTTGCCCACGCCTTCAACATCCTAGCCTGAACAACCAGCTCGTTACACATGGGCTTGACTTCACTGTAGTTTTTGTGCAAGCAAGCATCATGTAGTTCTGCCGCCAGCTTATCTACCTTCAGCAAGAACGGTGCGTAATCAAACAGTTGTTCATGAGCTTGGCTCATAGACTTCTCCTAAGTGTGGGTTGATTGAACATCCATTATGCAGGGGCCAAAGCCCCTGCGCTATTAGTTTTTTTTATACTAGCGGTCGCAAGATAAGCGTTTGTTCTGTGTACTTAAGCTCATCGTAGTCACGGGATACGTAATACTTTCCTTTATATTCCGTAGCAAACATAGGCAAAATTTCTTTCCTAGTTTTAGTCATGTACCCCGCACTGTCCATGATGTCATCGCGGATACCGGTGATGATGGGGTTGAGGTCTACGGAATTAATAAACGAGGCTTCACTTTGAACCCTACGGGTTTGCCAGTATTCCGTCCTTGCCCGCCTCCTCGCTTGGTTGTACAGCTTGTACGCCGCCATGCTCAGCATTCTTTCTAACGTTTCTTGCGGTACAAAGTCGTCGGGGTTTTCTGACTCTACAAATTTTCTAATATCTACTGCGACTGAGGCGACGCGATAATCAATGTACCGCCATGCACCTTCTCGGGATGCCATATCTTGGATGGTTTGCCGACTGACTGCGAGGTAATCAAGCAGCGCATCTATCTTGGCTTTGAACATAACTCTGCGGTTCTTGTCATCGTCACTGACAAATGTTTTGTAGAACGGGGTGTGCCATGAGTTGGGTACATCCAACAACCCCTGCGGATTGAAGCGCAACACAGCGGAGGCTTTCAGCCCATCACCCAATGCGGTTGCATATGGTACAAAAACACTGGTGTTATTGGTGGTATTAAAGCGCTTGCTTCCATACCCCCACCCGTGGCGATCCAAATACTTGTGCGTGGTTATGGTCCGGTATCCGCGGATAGATACAAAGTAACTGCCGTCTGCTTCGGGTTTGAAGTACCGTACGACGGGCGTCGAATACAACATCAAGTCATACACGTCGCGGCCATACTTAACTTTGTGTTCCAAACGGTACGCCATATAACTACCGCCCCGCTTGGGGTGCAGCGGGCGAACAGACTCCGCATCGTACTTACGGCTGCGTAAGGGTTTGGTTTGTTTGAAAAATTGTTCAGCCTCCGCATAGGTATGGATGCGGGGCAGGTCGAGGATAGCTGATCCGTTGTTGTACATGTGTCACCTCCATAAAAAAGGGGGTCAGATGACCCCCCAAAAATTAAAACGCCAGACGTGCTGCAAGGTCATCAACTTCCTTCTTGATTTCCTCACGTGCTGGCAAATCCTCACGGATAGTTTCGGTATGAATGCCGCCGATGATGCGCTCCAAGTCTGCCCGAATCTCCTCAATCTTCGGGTCGTTCGTGATGTTAAGTGCAGGCACCAGACCACACAGGTTCTTCGCAGTCTCAAGCGTCGAGTCATAGAACCGGCGCGGCTTAGCCTTCGATCCCTCGTAGTCCACGGTCAACTGCTCAGCCAGATGGGTGATCGCTGAAGTCAGGCGCTCACGAACTTCCGTAATCGCCTCGTCGATACGGCGGGCATACACCTCGTTCAGCTTGGCCTTGAGTTCTTCCTGAGCAGCAGCGCCAACGTCCACACGGAAGTCACCCGCCGTAGGAATCGGGGTGTAAGTAACTCGGAAGTCGAACTTGCGTGCAACCTCATCCACTGACGGGAACTCAGCGCGGTTGAACATATCACCCAGTGCCATCGCTTGTGCCGTGATGAGCGTCGGGTAAATCTGCAGGAACGCATTGACCCGTGCAACGAACTCGTCCTCGTACTCTTTCATCTGGGTATCGAACTCAATGAACCGAGCCGTCGGCAACAGCCGCGAACCACGGTCAGACCACGGCAATGTCATACTCGCAACATACTTGCGGACAGATTGGGTGAAGCTGATGATGCCGTCCAACTCCGTGGTACCTGCGAGCAGGTGCTTGTTCACCCGTGCTGCGCCCTTGGCCTTGGCGTTCTTGACCTGACGAACTTCTTCAGTCGTACCCTTGTCCAGCTTACGCGCTGTCCACATGGGGGCATTGAATTCCACAAGCATCGAGCAGGTGTCGAGGTTGTAGCGCGGGATGTTAACTACTTGCATGTCGTTCAGTTTCATGGTCACTCTCCTTTATTTACAGACAAACACTACGTACATGGACCACCTTGCCGAAGGGCGGTGTGAAGCGCTCGTTATCTAGCACGCCCCAGAGGGACGGGCATGTCGGCCGAGTCTTGAAGTTGTCGATGTACCCATCAGTCAGCCACACGATAGCGGCAGGGTCGATCTTGTTTGTGGACAGGTAGTCCAGAACACACTGCGGTGATGTGCCTCCCCCACCTGCGGGCTTGAGCACGTCCTTGATACTGTCGTATGAGTTCTCGTCGAACGTCTGGACTGAAGCAACTTGTGTGTCCCACCACACCACGTGCACCTTGCGCGGCTTAACCGTGCGCAGAATCTGTGCAACCTCACCGAACATGGCAGGGTACAGCGGCCCCATCGAACCCGACGTGTCACCCGCAACAACCAAGTCGTCCATCGCTTCCGAGTACGTGCTAGGCATGAGCAAGTCGAGCGGCATGAACCTGCGGTTGGGTGGTGCGAACGTAGCCTCGTCGTCGCCTTGGCAGGTGTCGGTGATGAAGTCCCGCATGACAGGACGCCAGTCAGTTACACGATCTTCGGGAAGCACATCGAGGTTGCCACCCGTACCGCGCTTGGACATCAGGCGTTTCTGTAACGCACGGCCTTGGTGAATGGCGTCGTCTAGTTTCTTGATGGCCTCCTCCTGCTCGTCCAAGCTAAGCCCATCGAAGCCATCGAAGTCGTGCGTATCAAAGCCACCATGTCCTTGCGATGCGTCCGAGCCAACGTCGCCCGCCTCATCCCCAGCATCACCACCCTCTTCGCCACCCTCGCTTGGCCCGTTACGCTCAGGCTCTTCGTTATCTTTGAGCAACTCCTTGAGTACCTGCAGCCACGACATATCATCGAACCGCTTATCGACTAGCGCATCAGGGGTCGGGCGCTTAACAAACACAGCTGCACTGGGCCTGCTCTCGATGAACCCATTGATCACGTAGTCCATCGCCATGTTGCTGAGTTGCGGGTACTTCTTGGTTACTGTCCGATACGTGGGCAGGTGGTGCTTGAGAAACTTGTGCAGCAGTTCATGGATAACTAAGTAGCGCAGTTGCTCACGCGACATCGGACGAATGAAGTCGGGGTTGAACCGCACGTCCTTGCCGTTAGTGCATGCGGTGGGTATCGCATCAGTCAGACTAAACTCACCGGACACAAGCACCCCTGACAACAAACAGAAGTCCAAGCTACGGGTGATGTCATTGCCAACTGCTTTGAGACGCTGCTCAAGTGTCAGCTTCTCCCAACGAGACTCAATAGTTACAGACATATAGCACCTCCTAAAAAGAAAAAATAACAAGGGGTCAGGTGACCCCCTGCACTACATCAATTACATCAACTCACGATACTGCTTGAGCATCTTGCGGTACGAGTCCACGGTCATGTACATCGGGGCAAACTTAGAGTCATTGACCGCCCCCGTGAACAACGCTTGCATCTCGCTGCGCATGCGCAGCACATACTGAGACGCGGCCTCTGCCTCGGCACGACTAGTCACACGGCTGACCAGCATGTTGGTCTGCACCACCTGCACCATCGGGTCGGGATTGATTGGTGCATTGAGCGGGTCATTGGTAACCTCCTCGAACGGGGTGATCGCTCTACCCAATCGAACAAACGCGCCCAACTTGTTGGCAAACACCG